CTGTTGGTTTCACAGTAATACCTATTTCAAACTTATACACTGCATTTGGCGTTGGCGCAATAGCTATTTGCCCCATATCCCAAGTGGAGTAATACCTTGGTTTAGCCGCGGACCCCGTTTCTGGAGTCGGGTAATATTCGTTTAAAAAATCTACATCAACACGAACCAATTCATGACGTTCCTTGGTCCCCGAATCGGTGTACAAGGTTACATATCTAATAGTAGCGATATCACTAATAGTTGGTTTAGTAGGATCACTTGAACTGTATCCTGGTAATAATACAAATCTGTTATTAGCCGCTGTATTACCATTTACATATTCTTTAAAACAATCAAGTTCTACGGTTCTAAATATTCTATCCTCTGCATGTGCTATTATATCATTGATAATAACGTCTGTAACAACCGCCGCATCGGTCTCACAATAGTCTAATATCTGTTGTTTTAGTTCTGTATATGTGGTCATGTTGATATTTTAGTAATAGACATATTACGTCCTCCAAAGTTTTTTATACCACCACTTTCCCAATATTTAAAGCCTTTACCACCCGCAGCTTCAAACTGATCTATGTAAGTAGTTCTGTCGTCAATTAATAATTTGTTGGCACCACCAAAGGGTCCTTTATCAAAGTTAGTTGCAAAGTCCATACTTACCGGAGCTCGCGCGCCTGTATATCTTGCATTAATCCAAGCTGTTTTTACAGCGTTATAAGTAGGTCCGGTAGATAAAACTGCCCAGCTGCCATTTTTAGAAATTACTAAATCAACTAAAGCATCTGCTTCAGCACGTTTTCCAAGGTTTGCAAAATCAATTGCACCTTGCTGTAGTGATTGAATTTCTATAGCAGGTGTTAGGTTATACCAGTCTTGTCCAAAAGGTAATAAACCAACTGAATTAGCATAAGTAGCAATAGCTTGATAATATTCTGTTAAAACTCCATCCATATCTACATAAACAGTTGTAGTACCGGAAATAGCGTTTGCATTTAACCAAGCAGTAATTTGATCATTAGGATTAAAATCAAAAGTATTTGATGTTACTGCTGTAATTGTGTGACCAGCAGCGATATCAATATCAGTATCTTCTAAGTGAGATACTTCTGGGTATTGAGGAAAGAAAGATACAGATCCGTCTATTCTAATAACATCACCTACTTTATAACCGTGTCCTGGTAGAGTAACTGTAATTATTTCACTATCAGTTGGACCTGCTTGTAAAGCGTTATTAGTTAATACTAGTGGTACTGGTGGCTCTACTCTATCTGGTCGAGCAAATTGTAAAGAAATTCTATCACCTCTATGTATTCTAGAAATTAACTGTGGGTGTTTAGGTTCAAACTCTGTGTAATGTACTCTAGAGCCATTCCATTCTGTAACCATTTCCTTATACGGAAAAGCTAGACCACTTCTGTCTGAGATAGCTAATGCATTTTTACCTGTAGAAAAACTAGACATTTGGATAATAATTCTGTGGAGTTATATGAGTACTTGTTGAAGAGCCATCCTCAATTAAAGCTCTATTTAATTCATCTTCATATAGCATTTTTAATTGTTGAACTAAATCAGGTCGATCTTTTTGTGCTAAATAATAAGCCAAACCAGCAGACATACAAGGAACAAAACGATAAGGAACATCAGCAGTATTGCTATATCCGCCCACATCTTGAATTCTTTTAGTAAAAAAAATATTTGCAAAATTAGCAGCGGCAGTTGAATCAGGAACAGGATAAATCGTAAGGGTGATATTATCAATAAATCTTTGTACATAATATTGTGATGGCTGACTTTTTGTTAATTTATTAGAATAAGATTGGTAAGTACTTCTGTCAACTTTAGTTAAACTATTATCTGATTGACTAGTAGTACCCTTGTTAGTTCTATAAGTTGCTTCTAATATATCATCCAAACCATATAAATTTACGGGATCAGTTACTGCACTGGTACCATCAGCAGTAGATCTAAAAAATTTATATTCTGCTTGGCCTTCAACTAAATCTATATTAGCTTGTCCTATTTCCCAATAGTGCAAACCTCTATTAGCCCATTCTTGAAACATTATGTTTAAAGAACGTCTTGCTGATTTTAATTGATAACCACTAATGCTATTAAGACCTATTCTATTGTAGGCTTCCTCAATAATATCATCGATTAAAAACCCACTTTCAAAAGTAGATGTACCGGATGATGTCATTGAACCTCCTAGTTAAATGTTACAGTAACGCCTGGAGTAGCTGTTAAATCTAAAAACACACCTGTCTTAAATCTTATACCACTTCCAGGAACAAAAACACTTAGTCCCTCTGTACCAAATTTAAAAGTGTGCGCTGTTCCTGCCGCAGAAGTTCCGTCGTATAACACAACAGTTGAACTTCCTGCGCCTTCTGCTTGAATAGATGTAACTCTACAAGGTCCCGTCACTAATTGACCGTCGGCTGCTAGATGTGCTGTTCTTTGATCTGATGTAAATGATCCACCGCCCATAATATTGTCTCCTTAAAATATGTGGGGCCAAAGCCCCACATTAATTATTTATTAACCTAAGTTATTATCTTGTGCGTAAACAATTGTAACTCTAGTTGTTCCGGCATTAGTAGCCGCTGAAGTAGTTATTGTTAACTTTATATCAGCAGATCCAGTATCAGACCAAGCTAATGCACCACCAGCTTCTGTTGTCGGTCTTTTTTGACCAACAGCTGTTCCTAGTGCAAAAGTATTAACAATTGTAGCAGCTCCACCTACAGTGTCACCAATACTTAAATTGGTTGCACCTGATGCAGCAGTTACAGAGTCTAAAATAACATCTACTATTTGTGAGTTTGCTGGAATAACCATATCAGTTGATCCTGCAGCAATCGCACCACCTGATAAATCAATCAGATGAGTTTGAGACATTAATACTTGTCCTGTATTTTTTACGTTTTTGCCGAGTGTACTACCAGCAGTTTCTTTGATTGTTCCGGCTTTAATAGGACCGGAAAAAGTTGTTGAAGCCATAATTTTTCTCCTAGTTATTTTAGTGTAGTCTCTAGGCCGTCGTCTGAGTACGTCTACACTAAAGGGTTATCTCAGTTCATTAGAACGAAGTATACGCTTTTAAATAATAATATGCAAATAAAAAAGGGGGCCGAAGCCCCCTTAATTAAAGTCTTAAACTAATGCTTAAGCACCTGGAGATCCGAAGATACCTCTAGGATCAGACCAACCGAAGCTGTATCTTTCCCTAGCTTTATATCTCATGTTGCCAGTTTCAAAATCGCCTTCCATAGCAGTTTTGATTGGCGCTCTTACCATGTGTTTCATTCCGTTAGGAACATCAGTTTTAATGAAGAATGCATCATCATCAGTTAGGAAGTTGTTTACCACGTATCCTTGTGGAATCATTCCCATTGATTTCATTGCATTGATATCATTATCAGCTGTGCCAACTCTTAGGGCAGACTTCATGATTCTGTCAGCTACGAACTGCAGGTTTGAAGGTATAATAAGTTTCATACCTTTAGCTGCAATTTTTAAGCCTCTTTCATCAGTTAGGTTGCCAATGTCGATCAAACATTGCTCTAAAGATGTTTCAGAAAGATCAGCCGAAACTAATAATTCATTCACAAATTTTCCAGCAATGGTCGGGTGACCAGCAGCTCTACCAGCAGTTTGACCAGAACATAAAGTTGCTCCGTCGCCACCAACTACGCCAGCCGTAAATGCATTGTTTAATACACTTGCCGCTTTGATCTGTTTTGTGTTAGCCATAGAACGTGCTAATGCTTTCGTATAACGTGTAGAAATTTTGTCATACAAGTTATCTTCAACCGCCTCTTCCGTTAAGCTAAATGCTAACGCAACAGTTTCGTGTTGATATCTTGCAGTAAAAGTTTCTTGTGCGTTATCGTATACGATCGCTGCACCTTCTGCTTTAACAGATGCGTTTTCGAAACCAGATAACATTACTTCTTCTTCAAAAGCTCTGTCACTGTTTTCAGTGTCGAAAATCTCCGTGTGTTGATTTTCGTATTGTTTGTACTCAAGTCCAAATAATGCATTTAGACCTGGCTCTAGCTCTTTTGCTAGTTGTTGTCTTGATATAGCCATTTTTTAAATCCTCCTGCTATTATTT